TATATCTTTGGTCATCGTGTAGTTCCAAACCCTTATGTATCTCTGAATGGTACAGGCACATACCCTGTATACCTTGCCGAGTGGGATAAGTTCTTCACTATCGTTGACAACACAGAAATGAGAATCAAGCGTTTCGACCAAACAACTCCTGGCAGCATTGTTCTTTTCTCTGAAAAGCGTGTTGCTTGCACAGTCCGTGACCCATTCGCTGGTGTCCGTTTAGTCGGTATCGCACCCCCAGCACCTTAATAGGGAGTCTTAATGTCTAACAACATTCAGGTCGGAAGTCCATACCTGGGAGGCACTCGCAACCCGTTCAACTATGAGAAGTTTGAGCAGCTTGAACGGGATGTGTCTACTGCCTGGTTGACAATGGAAGATGTCACCCAACAATTAAACTTGTTCGATGACGAGTCCCAGGATGTGTATTTGAGCAGCCTGGAATTGGCAACCCGTATGGCAATCGAAGACCTCATCGGTCTGACGATTTTCCCAATCAAATACCGTGTCTACTACGGGACAAGTGGTACTGCCACAGGCAGCCAAATGTCCTTGGACTTGCCTGAGGTTTCCCAGGACAACGGTGCATCCCTGGGTGTGACAATCAATTCCGTTGGATATTGGAATGGTGACGACATCCCATTGTTTGTTGAATTAAGTATCGGTGACTACTACTACGACCCAACTGGCAACAAAGTGATCGTCAATAGTGGTCTTCCATCCGAGATCAACAACATCATGACAAGCCCAATTGTGGTTGATTACACAACTGGTGCAAGCCCCCTGGCATCGTACCCAGTAATCAAGCAGGCTGGATTGTTGCTATTGACACACCTATACAACAACCGCAGCAACTCCAACAACACCATGATGTATGACATTCCATTCGGTGTGAATGCCCTGCTCAGACCTTACAAACCCCTGGTGCTCTGATGTCCATTGCACGGTACGAAAACATCCTGGTCAACAATGTCACAAACGGGCAGGATGAGTTTGGTCAGCAGACCACAACGATCACTCCCTGGTTTGCGACCAGGGGCAGGATTGCCGATGTGGCAAACTCCCTGCGTATCGCTGAAAAATACCGTGTTTATGCTGACCTGGTGAACATCACCCTGAACTACACACCAAATACAAAACAGATGGTGGACAGGCAGGAACTATACTCAATCACCTGGAGAGGGAACGACTGGCGAATCTCCGATGTGCGTGAAACTGACAATCGTATGAATGTCATTTTCCTTTGCTATCGAAACGACCCAGGATCACCCGTATAAAATGGCAGACTTTCAAAACAATCCGTCAGACTATGCCAAGGCAATCCAGGCACAACTGAAATCGATCTGCGACCCAGTTCCCGTATACATGAACTTCAATCGCAATTTTGCGACTCAGCCGTTGTTCGTGACCTGGAACCTTCGCAACATTCACCAGCCTGTATACACAGGACAAACCCAGGGCAACAAAGGTATTGACCGCCCTGTGTTCCAATTCAGCATATTCTCAAAGAATGTGCCTGATGGCTTTGATCTAAGTAATACAATTTTGCAGGAACTTCATGGGTATTCAGGTCTATTTGGCGACTTGTTTTTTGTTGCCAAAGCTGATGTAATGTGGCTATATAATACCTACGATGACGAAATAGGGTTGAACCAAATTATTTGCGATTGCACTTTGGATATTCCCAACTAACAAAACAAAATATTTTTATTAAATTTTTTTAAAGAGGAATCAAAATGGCACTCATCAATAAGGTTTTACCTGGTTATGTAGCAACGATATGGATGCAGGATGGTGCTGCTCCAACTCCGTTGACCGATGCTCAACTTGACACATGGGCATCCGTTGAGCCAATCATTGGCACATCAGCTGGTGGCTTAGGCACAACTGGTATCCAAATCCCTGTGGAAACAATCCCAGCATTCGGTGCTGACGATGCGTTTGCTGCATACGGTGTTGCTGGTGCGAGAACTGGTGCGAAGATCACTACTCAAAACCAAGTGACTTCAATGACCATCACTTCAGCCTGGAACCCAGCTGACGAGGCTCAATTATTGGTTCGTGATGACGGATACAATGGCACAACCATTCGCACATTCGTGATCGCTGCTTATGATGGTACTGACACCGTTGCCTATGCTTTCAATGCCCGTGTGGGTGGATTGCAATGGGAGATGGCAGTCAATGCTGAAGGCAAATTCATGTTCACTATTCACCCAGTAGGTGGCAACTCCTACGGTTGGTCAAATAACACTTAAAACAAAACCAATATGACAACAATACAAAACGAAAACGACTTACTAGAATATATCTTGAATCAATCCAAATCAGGTCAAAAAGCCTGGTTTGGATTTACCCAGCAAAAAATTGTTGGGATGTATTTGGCTTATGAAATCGGCAAACTCCATGCAGACAAGCTGACCCCATTGCAGATCGTGAACTTCGTGAACGAACTGAACAATGCGGTCTTTGAGAACATCGCCAAAAGGTCATAATATGAGCCTCGATCTGAACGCAACTGGTTTCAAGGAACTAGAGGCGGTACTGCTCGAAATGGGTGACGATCTTTGCTATGGCAAGACCGCATCCAAAGTGCTCATCCCAGCCGTCAAAGCAGCCATGGTGCCTGTTTTAAACCAGGCACGGACTCTCGCCCCATACGATGAGAAAAATTCAACCACAAAGCATTTAAAGGACACCCTGAGGATCGGGGGTCGTATCCCTAGTGCAAGAGATAAACGGTCTGCATTCGTGTCACCCACGGATGCGGTCATTGGCGAAGTAAGCGTGAGAACTGACAAAAGAGGTATATCCCAGGAGTTCGGGAACAACCAGGTCAAGGCTCAACCATATCTTCGCCCTGCTTTAGAATCACAGTCCCAGGCGGTGGTCAACATCCTGGGTACTTTCCTGGCATACAAAATTGACCAATACAAATCAAAAAAGGCATAAAACAACATGAGCAAGCTATCCAAATTATTAAAGATCAACCCATCCGCAGTTCGCACCCGTGAGTTCGAGTTCGCTGGACAGAAGTTCAGATTGCGTGTCCCCCTGGCAAGTGAGGCTGAGGAGATGTTCAAAAAGGCTGACAGTCCATCCCAGGAATTGGTTGATGCAATGTATGAGGAGATGGCTGCCCCGTTGCTTGCCCGCAGAGATGAGATTGAGAAGGCAAAGGCTGACATCACATTCAAGGAAGACGACATCCTGGTTGGTGAGATATCCCTCAAAGACAATGCCAAACTGAAGGCTGGTGGGCAGCTGCGTGTCCTGGAATCATTCAAACTATTAGTGACACCAACTGGCGAAACCCTGGGCGACATTACCTTTGAGGAAATCCAGGAGGAATTCCCTGAGCCAGTTCAGATCGCAATGGTCAAAAAGATTGCTGAAGTAATTAGTCCATCGTATGAGGAAATAAGAAAAAACTAATTGGCTCCATTCGCCAGCAAACCAAAGTCTATGCCCTGGCACATGGAGCCGACCTGGAAAAGATCGATGAGGAAACCTTCAGACAGATGTGCGTTATGTACGGGGATGGTTTAATCGGGAACAGAGCAATAGTCGAGGTACTAGGAAGTATGACGGCTGCGGTATACAATTACATGAGGGATGCGAACAGACCCGCTTTCAAATTGCAGGATGTAATTGGCAGCGGTTTCTATGACTATTTATACCCACCAAAACAAGACAAAACAGAAGCGGTCAACGACTCTCTACTGGGCTATATGATCCAGTCGAAAGGGTTTAAAAAAGAACGATTCAAAGGTGTGTAGATATGTCAATACTTTCAAAATTAAGCGTCATCCTAAGCCTGGACTCAGCGAAGTTCAAAGAGGGTTTGGATGATGCAACCAAGAACCTAAAACAGTTCGAGGCGAACAACCGCAAGGCTGCTGCTAATGCAAAGAAAGCCAATGCGGAGATGATGTCAACCCTGGGCGGTCTTGCAGCTGGTGCAGCCGTTGCAGGGGCAGCCCTCTATAAGATGTTTGAGAAGGCTGATGGAATTGCCGATATGGCAAGTGCCTTCGATGCCTCGATTGGTTCTATTGTTGGAATGGGTAAAGCCCTGGAGCAGTCAGGTGGTAAGGCTGAGAACCTGGGAACAATGCTTTCCAAACTTACCGTGTCCGCACAAAATGCCAAAGACGGCAGCGACTCCCTTCGTGATTCATTTAAGCAAGTAGGCATCACCGCTGGTGAGGTTGAGCATTTAAACCCTGACGAACTCCTGGAAAGGGTCGCCCAGCAACTGGCGAAAATCCCTGATGCCACAGAACGGAATGCCAAGGCGGTTGAACTCCTGGGCAAAGCTGCCAAAGGTATCGACTGGGCGAAGTATGTTGAGGAATACAAAAAGATGGCTGACCCTGACCTGGCAGCTGCCATCAAGGAATCGGCTGATGCTTTTGACAACATCGCAGCTGGTGTGTCCCATGCCTACTACTTCATGATTAAATTGATCCAGCCATTCGCTGCCATCGTGAATATGTTTGCCAAGTTAAAGTCAGACTATGACGATATGAGGCAAAACGGTGGTGACATCAATTTTGATCCTGACAATCCGATGGCTGCTAGTCAATCGTTCAAAGGTAGTGGCAAGGATAAAGTAGTCGAAAAAGAAAAAAGCGACAAAGCAAAAAAAGCTGATTCCCAGGGGGATGCTTGGAAAAAGGCATCCGAAAAAGAAAAGGCAGCAGCTGAAAAGCAAAAAGAAATGCTATGGGCTGCCCAACAAATCTCCATTGAGTATGAACGGCAGCAGAAGTTTGCGATCCAGCAATTGGAAACTCGCATCAAGATGGCTGACATGACTCATGATGAACGCAGAGTCCAAGAGGTTATCAACCAGGTTCTCGATTCAACAAGTCACAAAATTGATGAGATCACGAAAAAGCGTGAGGATGCAATTGGTCGTGGTGCCAATCAAAAGGTCATTGACGAATACAACTTGCAGATCAATAAGGTTCAAGAACTTAGCGACAAATATGTTGAGATGGCAAAAATCCGTGAGGAGGCAGCCATTGCCGAGCAGCGTACATTCTCATACGGTTGGGACAAGGCATACAAACAGTATGCTGAAGATGCCTACAACTACGGGAAGATTGGTGAGCAATCCTTTGCTGCATTGACAAACAATATGTCAACCGCCATTGACAACTTTGTTGAAACTGGAAAACTGGCATTCGGTGACTTTGCAAAGAGTGTCATCAAAGACATGATCCGAATTCAACTCCAGGCATCAGCATCAAGATTGTTGAGCCAGGGTATTGGTTTGGCGATGGCTGCATTCAGCGGTGGATCAAGTGCTGGTGCAGCTGGCGGTGGTATGGATAGTCTGACATCATCCTACGGTGAGGCTCATGCCTTCGCAGATGGTGGAACACCTCCATTGAATCAACCAAGTTTGGTTGGTGAACGAGGTGCGGAATTATTTGTACCTAGGTCATCAGGAACAATTATTCCAAACAACCGCCTGGCAAGTGCATTGGGTGGCGGTGGTCAAACCATCAACTACAACGGAACTTATGTGAATCAAATGTCCGCAATTGATACTCAGTCCGCACAACAATTCCTGGCAAAAAATAAAATGTCAGTATGGTCAGCGAATCAATCCGCTGGTCGTTCCATTCCTACATCGAGGTAAGTATGAGTCTAAACAATATCCTAGAGATATCTGAAACCCTGGGCATCAATGACCAGCGGTTTGTTGGGCAAGTAGTCAGCCGAAATCAAAAGATCAGCACCAGCGAAATCCTCACCGTGGTTCCGTTTGCTTTTGAATTGAAACCAATGAACTACCTTTTGTATTCAAAAAGTAGAGCACTACTTAATTCCCTGCGTATCCCTGACAAAGCATTGATGCAATACCTAAACCTGACTGGTACTGGTTGGGAAAACTACATCACATATCAAGGTGATATGGGTGAAAACGAAATATCAAAATGCACCTGGAATACTGCATCAGCAAATAAAACCCTGGTGATGGGTTTCCTTCCAACTATTGGTGAAGACAACTACATCGTCAAGCAGGGTGACTTCTGCCAGGTTGGTTTGTATTCATACATTGCCACCGCTGATGTTCTCCGTGGTACTGGTGAAACAGTCAACATCCCAGTCCATCGCAACCTCATCACACCATTGACATCCAACATCCCTGTGGTTGTTGGGCAGTATGGTGATACCGTTGCAATGGGTGGGAATGTATATACAGGGATCACCTTCCAGGTAATTCTTAGGGAATACCCTACATACACATTGGCACCATTCGCCAATGATTCATACATACAATGGAGTGGTTCATTTAAAGCATTCGAGGCGGTACTGTAATGACCCCAATTTTTCCAGTCCAGGATACAAACAATATTCGATATGCCCAATTCGTGAGGCTTATCACTCAGAATGGCACATACCTGATGGCAACAACTCCAGCACCAATCACGGTGCCTGAGGTTGACCCAAACCCATTCACCGCCCTGGGAGTGCTCATATCATGCGGGGATGCCCAGCGAGATATCAAGTCTACCGCCAACGAAACCAACTTCACCCTGGTTGGTATTGACCAATCTATGTTGGGACTTGTCCTGGGCGAGAACATTAAAGGTTCACAGATTGAAGCCTGGTACGGGTTTTTTGCCCCTGATGGCTCATTGATTGTGGATGGCGGTCAAGGTGGTCTATACCAGTTTTTCAACGGATATGTCAGTTCGTATTCCATATCCGAGGAATGGATGGAGGAAGCCAGGGGGTTTGTTGGAGTCATCACCGTGGCTGCATCTTCAATTCAATTGATCCTGAAAAACCGAGTGGCTGGTCGTTTTACCAACGACAACTCCTGGCAGTTCTTTAATTTTGGCGATACCTCAATGGATCGAGTGTCGTTCATTACCAATATCAACTACCAATTTGGTAAGGATGCACCAGCAAAGTCATGATAAGACAAGCCACAAAATACGATAAAACACAAATAATAGAACTTATGAAATTGTTTAGGGCTGAGGCTCAGATTGAACAATTCAACAACCTGGACAATGAGCCCTATTGGAACAAGCTGCTGGATACAATCCTGGCTGGTGCTGGGGTGGTTTTTATTGAGGAAGGGAAAGGTCTGCTGATGGCATTGATATCCCATACTGCCTGGTGTGACAAAACCTTTCAAATGTATGAACTTGCCTGGTATGTAAAACCTGAATACAGACAGACCTCCGTTGGGTATAGGCTCCTGAAATCATATATTGAATATGGTCGAAAGCTAAAGGAAGACGGTAGAATAACGATGTTCACGATTGCGAAAATGGTTTCGAGTCCTGACATTAAATACGAGAAATTCGGTTTCTCAAAACTGGATGAAAGCTGGATACAGTAATGGTCAAAATTTTTGCAGCCCTTTTCCTAGGAACATTCACAGTCCAGGCTTATGCCATTGGTATGACCATCGCCACCGCATTGGTGACCGCTGGATACCTCACCGCCACCTATGTTGCCGTGACCGCATTCGCCATCAATATGATTGTGGCAGCCGTCATATCAAAAGCATTCCTGACACCAAGCCAACCTGGCGGTGGTGGCGACTTCGGTTCAGGCAGCAGCCCAAACCCTGGAAACCGTCAACAAGTTTCCCCAGCAACTGACAACAAACTTCCTGTGGTTTACGGCACCGCCTTCCTGGGTGGCACAATCACAGACCTATCGATCACAAACAACAACCAGGTGCTCTACTATGTTTTGTCACTTTGCGAGGTGACAAACACAAACCCTGGTCAAACCCCTGACAACATTACATTCGGCAGATGCTATTTTGGCGGTAAGCTGGTGCAGTTCTCAGGCGATGGGTACACCGTGGAGGCTTTGCTGGATGAGTCAACTGGTGTCCTGGACAGAACTGTCGCAGGAAAAATTGCTTTCTATTTTTACAAAAATGGATCGTACAGTCAGGTCAATCAACCTTTGAATGCAGTCCAGGTTTTACAGGATAGTGGTTTGGTTTACCAATGGGATGACAACAAAAAGATGAGCAATTGTGCCTTCGTCATCATCCGTTTGAATTACAGTCAGACCGCCAACATCCGTGGTATTGAGCAAACTAAGTTTGAGATCACAAACTCCCGTGACTCAGCTGGCGACTGTTTCCTGGATTACCTTACAAATACCAGGTACGGTGCAGCCCTTCCATTGAGCCAAATCGATACTGAAAGCCTAAGCGAACTGAATTTGTATTGCGACCAGGACTTCACTTATTACACATATACTGGAACCGTGGCAACTCAGCCACGATTTAAGTTCAACGGTTCTGTGAATACAACTCGCAGCATCATGGACAACATCCAGGACATGAGTGCCTGCTGCGATTGCCTAGTTCAATACAACGAGATCATGGCAAAGTGGGGAGTCATTGTCCAAAAACCTGATGTGACACCAGTCATGGATATCAATGATTCCAACATGATATCTGCCATTCAAATCACTCCAATGGACATGGCTGCCTCATACAATGTGGTTGAGTGCAAGTTCCCTGACAACTCAAACCAGGATGCCTTCAACTCAGCAACCTTTGATCTGTCACAAATTGCACCTCAATTGATGTATCCAAACGAGCCAGTCAATAAGATCAGTCTAAGCCTGCCACTATGCAACAACGATGTCCAGGCTCAATACATCGCCAACCGAGTCCTGGAATCAGCCAGGGAAGATATCCAACTCCAGGTGTCAGTCAACTTTGTTGGCTTGCAATTGGATGCTGGTGATGTGGTGACAGTCACGAATCAGAACTATGGCTGGGTGGCAAAACTGTTCCGTGTCAATAAGATCATTCAAACTTTTAGTGCTGAGGGTGCAGTTTCAGTTTCGTTGAACATGACAGAGTTCAATCCCCAGGTATACGATGACAGACCAATCACTCAATTCACCCCTGCCCCAAATACTGGCATCGGTGCTCCTGACTTTTTTGGTACTACATACCCAGTCACAATCAGCAACTACCAGCGATATGCACCAGTCCCATCCTTTGATGTGATCGTCAATACATCCCAGTCAGGCATCATTCAATATGCTGAGATATGGTATTCAGCATTCGAGTTCCCGACTGACACCCAAAGGATTTTTGCTGGTATTACCGCAGCACAATCCAATGGCAATCCATATCTGCCATTGTCACAAATACCAGCTGCAACCATGACGAATATCCCGTATGGCGACTGGTACTTTTTCAGCCGTATGGTGAACAGTCTTTCGATGTCAGACTACAGTCCAGCAAGTTTGGTTGTGAACTGGCGACCAATGACTTACCAGTACGAAAAACGATTCCTGTCCGTGGCTTATGCTGATGATGACCAGGGTGATGGTTTTGACTTAAACCCACGGGGAAAATTGTATTTTGGTTTAGCCAGCACGGATGTTGGGAATGTGATTACAGACCCATCACAATACACCTGGTATTTGGCTGACCCACCATTCTCACCCCTTCTCCGTGGAACTTTGACAGTCACACAACTGGCGACACTTCAGGCTGCGAATGATAACTTCATTCTATTCACCAACCGCAGCAATAGGAAGATATCGTTGAGCATTGGCAATGCGATCTATTTTGGTCTAGGCGGTGCATTCGTTCCATCCGAAACAGACTTATACGATCAAACCGTTTGGAGTGGTTTACCTGACGGAACCAATATCATTGACCTGGATGCAAGAACTGGTCAGCTGACCAAGTTTGGAACCTCATCCGTTTCCCAGGCTGACGGTCTATTGGCAGTAAGCAACAACACCAGCGGTGCGATGGTTGTGTCATTGCAGAAGTTCTTAAACTTTGGCGGTGGTGTCTATTCAAAGACTTTCACAACATCCTCATTGACCGTTGATGTGTATGGTCGTGTGGTTGGCTTTACTGACCAGGACTTATTCTTTTTCAGCGAATACACATACACCGCAACCGCTGGTGAAACAGTCTTTGCTTGTGCTCATCCTGGCGGTCAAATCCTGGTATTCAGGAACGGTGCATTGCAAGCGGTTGACGAATACACCGAAACCGATACAGAGATCACCCTGGCAAACCCAACGGCTGATGGAGAGATTATCTACATCCAGGCAATGAAGGCGGTACCGTCAACCAACTACTATGCCCCGATGAACATCACCGTGGCAGATAGGATTGACGACCATACCTTTACATACATTGGACTACCTTTCCAGTTCTTCCAATTGAATACCTACATCACTTTTGACAACCTGGGAACCCCAACGAACTACACCGTGACCGCAGCTGACTATGTGACAAAGACTGTGACTGTGACAGAAGTGCTGCCACCGTTGAATGCTTTGGTCGGTAGTACCGTATACGATACCCGTGAGGCATCATTGCCATACCAGGTCTTCAGCCGTGTTGCCGTGGAAACAACCAACACAAACCAGTTCCAATCAAATCTGTTCTATGTCCGCAATGGCTTTGAGCAGACCTATGTGAACGGTGCTCAGATCAACGAGATTGACTACAACTTGAATCAGAACATATACAACGGTTTCCCATCCCCTGTGACTGGTCTGTTTGATATTGTTCTTTTCACCGCAAACAACTTTGGAATACCTTGTTCTAACATTACCAACTCGGTGACCTACACCGTTGCTGGTCAGTCGATATACCCATTCTCATCCAATCCATTGTCTATGGAGATATATGCCAACGGTGTGAACCTGGTCGAAGGCTTTGGATATGACTATATTTCAGATAGTATTGCGTATCAGCTGGTTGTTCCATACGACAATAATGTGACCCTACTTAATCAACAAACCTATGCAAGAGATGGAGCCGTAATATGACCCAAGCATTCAACCTTTCACAACTAGCAAACAACCTGGACTCAAACGGCAAACTCGATGCTGCCGATGGTCTAGTCAATGCAGTCCCTGTGGCGAATGGCGGGAGTGGTGCATCATCCGCAGCAGCTGCCCAAACCAACCTCAATGTGCCAAGTCGAACTGGTACTGGTGCCAGCGGTACCTGGGCAATCAACATCACAGGCAATGCAGCCAATGCAACCCAGGCAGCCAAGGTTCAGACTGCCAACTTTGAAATCATTGAGTCAGGTGGCAAACTATACTTCCAGTATGCTGGGAACAATATTGCATCCCTGGACTCAGCAGGAAACTTCGTTGCATTGGGCAATGTGTCCGCATACACAACACCATAGGAATCAAAATGCTTTTCACAATACACGCAGAAAAATCAGCACAAGACAAAACCTTTTTCCTTTACGACAATCAAACAAATGTGCTCAAACGGGAAGACGGTACAGAATACCGTTTTCCTGATGGTGAGCAAAAGCATGAGCACCAGCCCTTTGTCAGTTTCGACAAGGATCACCCAATTAAGAAATCCAAGCAGATCAACTTCCTCAAAATCCAATTGGGTTTGGGATGCAACTATTCCTGCGACTACTGCTCTCAGAAGTTTGTAGAACGACCTGAGTCCACAAACTACAAAGACATTGAGCCATTCCTGGCAAAACTAGATGTCCTGGAGTTTGATGAGAAAATGGGTTTGAAGGTGGAATTTTGGGGTGGCGAACCCCTGGTCTACTGGAAAACATTGAAGCCATTGGCTGAGGCAATTCGTGAGAAGTTCTCCCATTGGGAACACCCACCAAAGTTTGCCATCATCACCAATGGTTCAATCCTGACAGACGAGATCATTGACTGGCTCATGATGATGGACTTCTCAGTTTCCATCAGCCATGACGGTGGTGGTCAGGCAGTTCGTGGCATCGATCCATTCGATGACCCTGAAAAGAAAGCCCGACTCCTGGGGTTCTATCGCATGATGACCAGGTTGAAAAAGGGTATCAGTTTCAACTCGATGCTATCCAAAAACAACATGAGCAGGAAAGCCATCAGCGATTGGTTCCGTGAACTGACAGGCGATAAGAACATTGTCCTGGGCGAAGGCGGTATCGTGGATGCCTATGACGAGGATGGTATTACCAACTCCCTACAAACCAAGGCAGAACACTTTGCCTTCAGACGGTTGGCATTCTCAGACATCTACTTAACCGATGGCGACATTGCCTTTAAGATGCAGCTGGATAAGATTGACCAGTTCACGGCAGCAGTTCTATCCCAAACCTCAGCAGACTCCCTGGGACAAAAGTGCGGTATGGATGATGCCCATGTCCTGGCGGTAGATATGCACGGGAATGTTCTGACTTGTCAGAATGTGAGTGCGGTGGAAACCAGCAAGAACGGTGAAAGCCACAATGCTGGGAACCTGGATGATTATGACAATGTGGCAATCAAGACTTCGACCCATTGGTCAAAGCGGGCTGATTGCAGCAGCTGCCCAGTTCTGCATCTATGCAAGGGTGCCTGTATGTTCCTGGACAACAAGTATTGGGAAACATCGTGTGCGAATGCTTATTCAGATAATGTGGCTTTGTTTGCCCTGTCTATCCAAAAGATGACTGGGTACATTCCAACCAGGATTGAGGCTGAAGGATTGCCATTGGATCGCCAGGACATCTTTGGCACCCTGTTTGAGCATCCTGAAGTGGCAACAAGAAAAATCATTCCAATCAAGGTAATCAGCGAGATTGAGGATAAAATTGATGATGTTGAAATATTTGGAAAATCGAGGGTAGAGGCATGACATTACCAGCAAGTGGGTCGATATCGATCAGCGATTGCAGCGTTGAACTAGGGCAGGCACCGACCTTCTCTGACAATCTTGGATTCCTCAACTCAGGCATCCTGGAAACCCAACGACCAGGCAATCCAAATATGTCAGCCTTTTATAGTTTGGCATACTTCCAAAACAATGCCCAGGGCAACTGCAACAACGGCAACTGCACAAACCAATGCAACTGCGGAAACATTCAATGCAACAACTGCATCATCACGGGAACCGTTGATTGTGCAAACTGTCAGAGCCAGCAATGGTTTCAGAACAACTGCAACTGTGCCTGCACATACAACTGTCAGCAAGGTGCCACAACCTACAACTGCAACTGTGCCTGCAACTGCTCCAAAATTATCTGTGCCAAATTGTATGAGTTCGGATACATGGAGTCAGATATTTGGGCAGCTGACCAAAAGTACGGTCAATGGCTCAGGAAGACAGATAAGGCGGTGTACCGTGGATATGTCCGTTGGGCGAGAATCGTGACCGCCTGGATGGATGGCAAGGGTCAGGATTACATGGTTTGGATTGGTGATAAGGAAAAGCGGGCAGCAAGTCAGAAGGCAGCCATCCTGGCAATGGCACTTCGCATTGGTTCTCCCTGGTCTGAACACATGGCATGGCTCATGGGTGCCAAAAAGACTGACAACCTGAAGGGTCGTATCCTGATGGCGATTGGCAAGCCTATCTGTCGCCTGGTCAACTTGATTCCACCAAACCGCAAAAAGAATCGCAAACATAAACTCGCCACCTTATATTTGATGTGGGCTCTCTTTTGGATGAGCCATTGGGCAGCAAGTGCGGTGGTTGCTTTGAATAAAACCAAAAGCAAACTGAAGGGGATTGAATATGCAGATTGATGATGTAGAACTTTACAGAGCCCACCTCATTCATTATTTTGATACGCAGCTGGGCAATGACATCGTGAACCTACCGACAAAAGATAAGTTCAAGGTATTCAAGATGCTCAAAGACTATGCACCTCAGCTGGAGAAATTATTTTTCCCTGGCATCGATATCCTGGAGCACATCCAGGGGAAACGGTGGGAGGCTGCCACATCAAACCCACACGAAGGCATCAACTTCGACCATGATTGTCAGATCATCAAGGAGTGGGATGAGTGGAATAGTCACCAAATATAGTGGCTCTCATTTACTTGTTGGTGGTCACTCACCTGACAATGGCGAGTGTCTGCATCTACTTACACAGGGGAATGGCTCATCAATCGATGAAGTTCCACCCCTGGTTGCAGCATACCTTTCGGTTTTGGCTTTGGCTTACTGATGGGGTCAATGTCCGTGAATGGGTAGTCACTCACCGCAAACACCACAGATATACAGACAAACCTGGTGACCCTCACTCCCCGTGTGTCCAGGGTATCAAGGTTGTTGCCTGGCACAACTTTATATCCACGGTAGTCCAACGATACAAAAGCAATCCAACTCCCCTGGAGATGGAGGTCTACTCGGTAGGCTGCCCCAATGATTGGCTGGAAAAGGTCTATGCCACCAAGGTCGGTTTGGTCATCATGCTGATAATTGATGTCCTTCTGTTTGATAGAATTGGGATATTGGTTTGGTTGGTTCAGATTGCCTGGACACCGTTTTGGACTTGCACCGTTGTCAACGGTCTTTGCCATTATGGATTGGGGTACCAGGCAAAGGGCTGCCAGGATAATAGTAGGAATATACCGCTGCTGGGATTGTTTTTGATAGGTGATGAGTACCACTCAAACCATCACACTCACCCTGGGAGCCCAAAATTAAGTCGTACCTGGTATGAGTTCGATCTGTCCTGGGCATATATCAAGGTACTTAAACGAGTAGGCATGATCCATGTATAAGAGCAAATGGTGGACATCTCCAGTTTGGGAAGTGGAAACAGGGTTCTCCCAGGAGTTCAACCAGGCAATCCTGGCTGAAGTCAAACAGATTGCAGACGAGATATCCAAGGGTGCCGACATACGGGAAAGCCTTTGGGACTATTCAAGCCCATCCCTGGACACCCTAAAAGAATACATCCTAAGGGAAGCCTCCAGGGTTGTCAGCCAGGATATCGAGGAATATAGGCAGCTGAACATCAAATTGAAATACTGTATGGGTTGGGTCAATGTCAAAGGTAAGGGCGAGGCAATCGAGGCTCATGCCCACAACGACTGCTCCGTGACCGCAACTTATTACCTGAAGACACCTGAGGATTGTGGTGACCTGGTACTTCTCAACACAGACCCACTTATTGACGACCAGGGGGCATTTTTATTCAACCAGGCATCAGTCATACCCCATCGACACATTAAGCCCAGGGAAGGGCTCCTGGTGATCTTCCCAGGGTATGTGGTACATGAAGTCCAGGAGAACCGTTCTGATGACCTGAGGATCAGCCTATCCACGGATATGCAGCAAGTCATTGACCCCCAGGCACCCAATGCAATGGTGGTGAAGTCCTGGTGTGATACCTGGCAGCGGATCAAATAATGTTCAAAAGACTACGGCACTCAATCGATGTCCGTGGGTGGACACCAACTGGAACTCAGAATCGTTTTGGGGTTTACGAGGATGGCGAGTTCAAGGGAATCCATTATCAGTATGCAGAGGCACCTGAGTTTGATATCTTTTATAGGGTTATCCCTAACGAGATCAGGCACCACTTTGCCCTGTCGGTCATGATAATCAACACAGAAGTGCCACCGCACACCGATAGTGGAATCCAGGTTGCCCTCAACCTATATATCAAACCCGACAACTGCATCACGGAATTCTATGAGATCAAAAAAAACATTGACCCAGCAGTCCATCAAATTGGGAATCAAACTGATGGATATATGTATCAGGAATGTGACCTGGATTTTGTTGGTTGCTTTGTTGCCAAGCCTGCTGATATTTGGCTTTTGGATGTCAGCAAGCCTCATTCTGTCAAACCTCTCGGTGCGTTTACTAAACGGGTTGTGGCAACTTTAGCCACCAACCAATTCACATATCAACAAGTTCACACAATACTAAAAGAGAATGGAGCCTTCTGATGTTCTACGAGGAACTAAATTGCATCGACTTTGACATCGACAAACTTTGCGAGGATGTCAAAAAGTATGTATTCCCACTAGGGCAGCAAGTCATCCAGGGTGAGGAATACGAAACTCCCCTGTACCACGGTTTCGGTGGCTGGTCGATTACCTCCAGGACTGGTGACTGGAAGGATGGTTGGGACTTTTTCCAAAACGATGAGGGAGAGGCGATGGAGGTCTACTTCCCCAAAGATGACAACAACTACAAATCCCTGAAGTTCTTTGATATTGCCCATTCGATGGAGCATAAGAATCCCACCCAGGGATACCAGGGAGAGATTGCCAGGGTGGTGGATCAGATGGTTGCCCTGGGTTTAACACCCAGGAGGGTTCGTGTCACTTGCCTACGGGCTGGTGCCAAGTCCCTAGTCCACCGTGATTCTGATGACAATGAATACATGGCGAGAATCCATATCCCATTGTTCACCAATAAGAAGTGCGTATTCCTTTGCGATGGTCAGACACTACACATGGCAAAGGGCAAGGCTTATGCAGTTTGGGTGAACCTATGGCATCAGATCAGGAATGACTCTGATGAGAATAGATACCACTTACTGTGTGATTTTTACGATACCAAGGGTGTCACCAAGGGTTTCAAGTACGAGGCTGACATCGAGCAGCTGGAGAACCATGCAGTCCAGGTTCGCAAGTGCATCGATGAGGCAGTCATTACCCCTGAGGAATTTGAGAAGTTTGAGTCAGTCAGACAGACTTTTATCACACAGAAGCATATATAATCCTGTAAACATAAGACAAAACAATATCCGTTGGAACGCAAGGGTGCGAACCAATCAACCTAGTCGGGAGAGATAATGGCAGTCTTTAACAAAAACAGTCTGACACAAGTGTCAGGCTTTGATAATCAAATCATCGCTGGTGAACTGGTTTACCAGCAGCAAGTATATTGGAACCTGGCTTTCGCCCAGGACATCACACCGATTGACTTGACTGATGCAACCATCGATGCCCAAATCATTCGCAGACAATTAGAGAATGTCCAAGACACTCGTAATGGTCTGACTTTTGATATCAGCAACTACACACCAACTCCAACTCCAATCGATCTGACCATTGCAAACCGCAATGATCTAGGTGGCTCATTCACCTTATTGATTGACGATGCAACCTGGGGATTGATTGGTTCAGACCCACAATTTGATATCGATGACAACAACGGTATCGGTTTTTCAGGTCGAATCAAAATCTCATTCCCAGCAGTAGGATCAAACCCACCAAACGACATGATCGTGTTTTTGTTCTTCATTGTTCGTTCAGACGGCATCGTCAGAGTTTAAGGAAAAATCATGGCAACTTTAAGAATCACCGCATCAAGCGGAAATCAAGTCACACTCACCGTGGATCACGGTCAAATGGGACCACAAGGACTCCCTGGAGAGGGTGTTCCTACTGGTGGACTTGCTGGTCAAGTCCTGGCAAAAGCAACCAATGCAAACTATGACACCACCTGGATATCCATGAGTGGTTTGATTTTCCGTGGCACATGGAATGCTGCAACAAATACTCCAACACTAGCAAGCGGTGTAGGTACCAATGGCGACTACTACATTGTGAATGTGGCTGGTAATACAGACCTCGATGGCATCACAGATTGGAAAGTAAACGACTGGGCAATCTTCAACGGAACTACCTGGGAAAAGATTGACAACACAGACACCGTGACTTCTGTCAACGGTATGACTGGTGCCGTGACTTTGGCAGCTGCTGATGTAGGTGCTCCAACAACTGCTGGTGTTGGTGCAACTGGAACCTGGGGAATTGATATCTCAGGCAATGCAGCAACTGCAACAAATGCAACGAATGCAACGAATGCAAACAATGCAACGAATGCAACAAATGCAACGAATGCTGGTACTGCCGATTTAGCAGCAGTCGCAACTGAAGCAACAAACATTGCTGGTGGTGTTGCTGGTTCTATCCCATTCCAAACCGCAATTGATGCGACTACATTCCTGCCAATTGGTAGTGTCGGTCAGGTCTTGACTGTCGTTGCTGGTGCTCCAGCATGGCAGAACGGTGGTGCTGGTTCATTGACTGGTAGAACTGATGCTGCAACTCCATTCCTAACTGCATTGGGAACTGGTGCTGGTGCCGTCACCACAGGGACAAACAATACAACCGTTGGATACAATGCTGGTTTAGTGTTGGCAGCTGGTTCTCAGAATGTCCTGGTTGGTGCAATTGCTGGTGATGCCATGACAACTGGTGGCACCAATGTGGCGGTTGGATACAACGCAATGGGTACAACAACTGGCTCATCCAACAATACAGTCATTGGTGCAAGTGCAATGAGTGGTGCAAACAATACTGGTGGCAACAACACAATCATTGGTGCTAGTGCAGGAAACCTCCTGACTGGTGGATACAATGTGATGATTGGTGGATCAGTCGGTGTGAGTGCATCTACTGTCAGTAATGCGGTATTGATTGGATGGAACAATGGCGAGAATTTAACTACCGCAGCCAATGGAACTGTCGCAGTCGGATACCTTGCATTGAATTCACTTTCAACTGGTGCAGGCAATACTGCACTCGGTTTGAATGCTGGTGCTGGAATCTCAACAACAAACTACGGAACATATTTGGGTTGGAATGCTGGTGCGGTTGTGACTGGTCAAAGCAACATTTTCATTGGTGCATCATGCGGTGACCAGGCGACATCGATCACAGGAGCAGTCGTGATTGGTGTGGATGCCCTTGGTGGTGTTGCAACCAACTCAGCAATTGGAACGGTTGCGGTTGGTAATAATGCCCTCCTGTCATTGACTGCTGGTGCAAACAATACCGCAGTCGGTCACCAGGTTGGTCAATCATTGTTGACTGGCGGTCAAAATACATTGATGGGGTACCAGGCTGGATTAGCATTGACTGGTTCAGCCAATACATTCATTGGTTCAAATACTGGAGATGCAGCAACTACATTGACAAATGCCGTTGCCGTTGGTCAAGGTGCTCTCGGTGCTGCTGCAACTGTCGCAGCAACTGGTGCGGTTGCCGTTGGAAAAGAGGCTTTGGCGGTTCTGACTACTGGTGCAGCAAATACTGCAATCGGATACCAGGCTGGTTTGGCACAAACAATTGGCAGCAACAATGTCTATTTGGGATACCAAGCGGGATCATCAGCAACAAGTGGTGCAGGCAATACCGTTGTTGGTACACAGGCTTCAAAACTATCAAATGGAAGTTTGAATACCGTCATTGGATACCTTGCTGGTACTGCAATGACCACCGCTGGAAACAATACATTGGTTGGATACCAGGCTGGTGTTGCACTCACCTCAGGTGGTGGCAATATTTTGATTGGTGATGATGCTGGTGCAAACCTAACAACTGGCACAAACAATGTCATCATTGGTTCAATCAATGCACCATCCGCTGGTGTCAATGGTTGGGTCATGATAGGTGACTCTAGTGGCGACCTAGCCGTTGCATTCAATGATGCTGGTGCAATGTCATTCGATGGCACAAGTTTTGGTACTGCTGGTCAAACACTACGGTCAAATGGTGATGGTGCTGCTCCAACATGGGGTGCAGCAAACACTCAGACAGTAGTCAATGCGGTTGCAAACTACACAGTCCTGGCAACTGATGCAATGATTTTTGCCAATGCGAACTCAGGTGGTTTCACCGTGACATTGCCAAACGCTGCAACATATCCAGGTGGTACATACACCGTGAAAAGAACTGACGGCAATACTGGCAACACATTGACAGTCAATTCTGCTGGCGGTTTGGTTGAGGGTGTTGCATCCGTTGGTATGCCAGTCAACTATGGATATCAGTTTGTTTCCGATGGTACCAACTGGTATATCACTTTGGACTACGCAGCCCCAGCAGCATTGCAATCCCCACAACTGCTTTCAGCAATGGGTGGCGATACCGTGGCGACTGTGACTTTTGATCCAGTACCAGGTGCAACAACTTACACCGCAGAGGTCACACCACTATGACAATCACAATCTTCAAACCCCTGACAACTTTCGCCACCGACACCGCCTACGGTGCGGTGATCGATGGATTGGAAAATGGTGTTGAGTACCAGGTCAAAATTATTGCATCCAATGACAAGGCGGTCAGTCCTCCGTCAGACCCGTTGGATGTAAGACCATTCCCAACACCAACTCCATTCTCAGCACCTGGAGCACCAGTTTTGAATGGTGTGACTCCTAAGCCTTTGGGTTGCAGCTTTTCTTTTGACGAGTCTTCTGATGGCACAAAACCATTCGACAACTTCTGCAAAGCAACACCAACCATTGGTGGAACACCTATCATTGCACCATGTAATGAAGTGGCAGTCATGGGTGAGTTCTTTGGTGATATTGAAGGTTTGAGCCCATCAACTGAGTATTCATTGGTTCTGTATTCAACCAATCAATACGGTCAAAGCCCTGACTCGAATGCAATCAAGTTCGTGACAGACAATGCCGTTCCTCAGCCTGAGAAGATTACCAGCACAACTGGTCGCACCTGGGATGCTGATGGATACCATTATCTGTATTGGGATACTGCTGGTGCATTCACCGCAACTGTCAATCAGAATGTGACTGTGGATGCTTACCTGGTTGGTGGCGGTGGCGGTGGTCATGGGCAACTCATGCCAATCGGTACTGGTGGCAGCGGTGGCGGTGGTGCAGTCACTCAGACTTTAGGTTTGAACTTAACACCTGGAAGCATTACTGGTACGGTTGGTGCTGGTGCAGCTGGTGGATCAACTGCCGATGCTCAATGGTCTACATTCGCAAACGAATCAGCCCTGGGCGGTGGAACATCACAAGGCAAAGCGGATGGTTCACCATCCACGGATACCACTATTGTTCCCGACACTTTCAACAAGTGTGCAGCCTTCCTTTGGAATGTTCCAACATCCCTGGTTGTTTCAGGTCAAATGGTTTGGGACAAGAACAACCAGCCAAACGGTGTTGTGTACGGTCAGGGTGGCGGTGGTACCAATGGAACAGTAGGAAACTCAAAAGCAGGAAACGGGCAATCAGGCATCGTGGTCATCAGATATGCGAAGGTCTAATATGGGAGAGCCTGTTTCTAGTATCGGGGTGACCTTCGTCATCAGTAAGGCATTGACTGCAATCGCTGGTTTTTTTGGAGGTCTATCCGTGTCATTCTTTTGGCAGCCTAAAAAATTAAATCAGCATGGCAAGCTGGCAGCTGGTGCCATCATCGGTGGTATATCGGTGGCAGCATCATTCACCCTGGGAGGCATCATTGCCAGGGAAACTGGACTTGACTTCACGGATGCTGATGTCGCCCTAGGTGTTGGGTATACCGTGGGTGTTGTGTCTGTGGGAATCATCTCATTTTTGGCAAACTTTTTTGATAAACGGGAAGACCTTGACATCCTGGAAGTCGCCCAGGAATTGAAAAAATCGCGAGTCCTTCCAGTTAAAAGAAAACCAACCAGGAAAACACCAATCAAAAGGGTTCCAAAATGACCGATCATCTATTGTTTTTTGTCATCACGATTGTTGACATCTCCGCAGCCACCATCATTTTTGCTGGGGCATTAAGCGAAAAGATGAGGACATATCCACTATGGCATAAGGTTGGATTGATGGTTGCAGCACTTGGATTGGTTGCCCAGGGTTTCAGGAATGTTGTCTTCCTGGCAACTGGTGTATCCCCTTCTGATGCTGACTTACCGTTGTGGATTTTGAAGGATTGTGGCATTGCAATCGTTGCTTATCTGTACGCATACCGTGGATACATGATGCACAAAGCATCCAAGGTTGTCGCCCAGGTTGTCGAGCAGGCTCCAGTTAAGGCTCCATACAAACGCAAACCAGCCCGCAAAAAGGTATTGAAAAAAGATGCTAAAACTTCTGTCTAGTTTTACTGGTGGCAGCCAGGTCACCATTGGACTTGCCTTTGCATTGCTGGTATCGATTGGATACGGTGGGTACGAACACTTCTCATTCAAGCAGTATCGAACAGAGGTCGAGTCCCTGGGAAAGCAAGCAGAGATCAAGAACCAAGAAATAGCCAAACAACAAGCCATCGCCACACAAGGGATTGAAAATGTATACAACACTAAAATTGATGCCATTCGCACTACTTATCTCAGGCTGCACAACTCCAGTCGCAGTCCCATGTCCACCATTCCCAACACCACCATCAGCCTTGATGACACAACCGCCATCATGGTACTTGCTGAACAATGCAGCGAAACAACCCAACAACTGATATCACTTCAAGATTGGATCAATCTTCAGGTAGGAATTTCAAAATGAAAAAATTATTGTTTGTAGTCGTTGCACTTGCAGCACTTAATGCCCAGGCAGCAACTCAGGGTCTATCGATCAACGGAACGGTATCATCTCAATGTGCCTTTGCTAGTGTCACCAACGGTGTATTTGGTTTCGATGTCACCTCACCAAACATCCTGGACACCGCATCAACTGGTGGAACTAATGCCTCCGTGGTAATCAACTACAACGGAACACCAACCGTCAGCATCGATGAGATCACATCCTTCACATCCGTTCCAAGTGGTTTCACAGATACCGTGAACTTCCTGAATGTGTTTACATCATCGAATGTGGGCTCCGTTTCGTATTCAAGTGGCACCGCATCATTCAACCAGTCAGGCGGTATCAATGACAACTTAACCCTAAGACTGCGAGCAACCGATGCGAATGGTTCATTCCCTGTTGGCAACTATTCTGCTAGTGCCGTGGTCACTTGCCAGTAGTCATGGGCTGATGCCTTCCAGGTTGGAGGCACCTAGCGGAAGCAGCCTGGTTGCATATCGATTCGTTGCCGTGAACAATTATGACTATTGGGATCAATATGCAGTCCAATGCTTTAAGAATGATCTAAAACACCCCTATGACTGCAAATCATTCCCGCAAATGTTCAATGTCGCACCCAAAAAGACCAGGACATTCAAGACACAGATCGCACCTGATGGAGATGGTGTGTACCTGGTATGCACAATCCAAACCAGGGATGCCCAGGTCATTACCCGTGTGTGCAGCCGTTTTGGTGTTGGTGTGTCAGCCAGTCTACCCACAGACGGCAATCGGGTCAGTAAACCTACCAAGCACACCAGCATTCCCGCAGGGTCAAGATAGGGTGAGGGCAGCTGATGGAACTGAGTGCTCCAGGTCAACTGCTCCCAGGTCAAAGTGGATGGAAGTCGGTGTCGTTGGAAGTGGAACGCAGGGGCAAGGTGTTGAAAATTCATACCCCTTCGTTGGATACAATGGAACCATCCCATCAGCCCAACCGTATAATCGGGCTGGTGGTGCAGTATATGGTCGAATCATTATCAACCTGGATGCAAAC